AATGATACTGCTAAATTGATAGGTGAAGAACTTGAGCGTATAAGATTAAAATATAATCGAATTAATGCTAATAAAGAAATTGTTTTAAATAAAGATGATGTATTATTAGAAGCTAAAGATATTAAAAATCCGTTATATCCTTTTATAGAATGGGATAATAAAAAAGCTTCTGATAATTATAGATTAACCCAAATATCAAATATAATTAACTCAATAGAAGTTGTATATATAAAAGATAATACACCAAAAGAAAAACAGATTATAGTTCCAATGTATATAAAAAGTCCTTCATATAATATTGAGACTAATAAGACAAATAAAAATACAGGTGAATATGTTAGTTTTATAACTATTAAAAATAAAGAAAAATTTAAGAAGAATCAGACTATTGAATTTGCTGAAAAGATAAAACAGCTATGTAAAAGATATTCTTATCTATCTTGTTTAGAAGAGGATTTAAAAAAATTGAATAATATTGCAGATAATATTATTGCTAAAAAATTGACGTAATGTGTATTCTTTTTTGTTATGTGATGTGAAGTATTCTGTAGCTGATTAACTTTGCTTTATGTAATGTGATAAATAATTTTGATATATAAGTTTTACTATTATATATATACGACTATGTGGAGTACAGTAGTGTGACACTATGTACTGTGTATTCTTGTAATGTGATAAATAATGCTTGATTTTTTGTAATAATATTTAATACATTATTACTAATAATTTAGGTAAACCTAATTAGGTAAAATGACGAATAGAGAAATTAAAAATCAACAGATTAAAGACACTCTTGCTAAAACAAGAGAAAAGAGAAAAACTCAAAAATGTTTAGTTTTTGAGTTGAAACTTGATTCAAGTCATTTTAATCTAAAAACTAAAGAAGCTCTTAAAATGATGTTTGTAGAAGCTAAATGGTTGTATAATTTTTATCTTTCTCAAGACGATATTTTTAAGTTAGATTGCAAAATTGATAAAGTGATACATAAAGATAAAGATGGAAATAATATTGAATCAGAATTAAATTTTCTCCCAGCCAAATATAAATGTTCTGTGTATGAAGTTTTAAAGAACTCTATTAAAGCATTATCTTCTACAAAGAAAAAAGGTAAGAAGGTTGGAAAACTTAAATTCAAATCTCAATATAATTCAATTGATCTAAATCAGTACAATAATACACATAAAATTGTTTCTAAGAATAGAATTAAAATAGTAGGTATAAAACAACATTTAAGAATATTTGGTTTAGCTCAGATTAAATCCGAATATGAAATAGCAAATGCTAAATTAGTTAAGAAAGCAAGTGGTTATTATATTAAGCTAACTTGCTTTGAATTTATAAAAGAATCAATCTTCGCAAGTGGGGTAAAATCAGATATAGGATTAGATTTTGGGATTAAAGATTCAATCATAACTTCAGATGGAAAGAAATTTAAAGTATCAATTGAAGAATCAGAACGCCTTAAAAAACTGCAACGTAATTTTGCAAAAGCAACAAAGGGTTCTAACAATTGGTATAAACTTAAACTTCAAGTACAAAAAGAATATGAACATCTTGTTAATAAGAGAAACGATGCTGGAAATAAGATTGTTAATTTTCTTTTAACAAATTATTCAATGGTATATTTTCAAGATGAAATGATACAAGCATGGCATCATGGAATATTTGGGAAACAAGTTCAAAATAGCTGTTTAGGTAGAGTTAAAGCAAAATTAAAAACTGCGCCAAATGCCATTATGATTGAAAGAAGATTTCCATCTACAAAATTATGCTTGAATTGTGGCGCATTAAATATTTTATCTTTATCTGATCGCATTTATAAATGTGATTGTGGTTATGAAGAAGATAGAGATATCAAAGCAGCTAAAACAATTCTTCATGCTGGAAGATGTAAAACAAAGTATATACCTATGGAATGTAGGGATTTTAAGCCTGTGGAGAATAAAACCTCTGCTCCTTTTGATTTATCAAAAGTTGTAAGTTATAATTCTGTGAAGCAGGAAGCTTTTTCTTTTAGGAAAAAGTAGTTCACTATCTATAACTGCTGTATCATTTATAGCAGGATTTATAATAGGATTTTTTACTATATATGCAATGAATTTTATTTTATGAGGTAATTATGAATTGGAGTAATAAAGAAGTTGCTGGTATGAATTATGGTTTTTATTTTTCTTTTTTATTAACCATAGGATTTATAATATTCAAGGTTACAAATATAATTGCATGGAGTTGGTGGTGGGTATTCAGTCCTATGTGGATTCCTATAGTATGTATAGTTGCTATATTTGTAGCAACCATAATTATTGCAATATTATTAATTGTAATTAAAGGAAAATAGAAAAATGAAACAAAAGAAAACAGATGAAATTAAAGCTATAGAAAAAAAGATTAAAAAACAATATAGAAAAAATAAAATTGAATTATCTAAAACAGATTTAAATAATTTAGTTATGATAGAAATGGCATCAGATAAACCTATGTTAGAAAAAGTTACTAAAGAATCAGTTGGTAAATATAAATATAATGTTGAAAAAATAAATAAATCGGATGGTACTATATTAATATTAGAAAAGGATTTTTGATTATGAATGTAGATTTGATATTACAAATTGATGTTGTTGTTTTGATTCTTTCTTTTTTATATTTTAGATTTACAAACTTGCCAAGTAAAGTTAAAAGATTTTTATTTTGTATTCATATTCTTTCTGCCTTTGTATTATTCTTTATCATAATAGTTAAAACATGGAAAGTGTAAATTCATACTAATAACCTACCAAACATACCACAGAGGTATCAATGAAAAAAAAGTTAATAAGTTCTGATGAGTTAATTGAAGATTTAAAAAGTGTTATTGTTAAATTAAAAAAACAAGATCCAACTGCTGATATTTCAAGAGATTATTATAGGGCACATGCAAAGTATACTGAAAAAGATGTTGCAAAGGTATTTTCATCATTTTCTGATTTTAAAAATGCTTTATATCGTAAAGAAGGGAATACTTATGATGTAGATAAAAAATTATTTTCTTTAATGGAAGAGAATAAAGAACTTAAAAAAGATAAAGATAATTTAATTAAAAACTCTATTAACACAGATAATCTTTTAGACTTGTATAAAGAGAATCTTGTAAGTAAAAAAACTTATCCAATAAGTAATATTAAATTAAATGATTCTAAAAATAAATGTGCAATACTTGTTATATCAGATTTACATTTAGGTGAAGTAATAACTGCTGAAGATGTAAATGGCGTTAATGAATTTAATAAAGATATTTGTATTAAAAGATTAAATGAAATTTTTTATAAGTTTGAATTGATATGTAAAAAGAATAATGTTTTTAAATGCCATATATTTTTTAATGGTGATTTAGTTAATGGTGGAATACATGAAGAAAATACAAGAAATTCGGATTTAAATGAAGTTGAAAGTATTTTCTATTTACAAGAATACATTATAATGAAGTTATCAGAATTATCTAAAACATTTAATAAAATTAATTGTGATTTTATGGTAGGTAATCATGGTAGAGTATTACAAAAAAAGCCCTACTTTAAAGAAAAAGTAAGTATGAACTATGAATATATTTTAGGTATGCAGATTAAACTGTATTTTGATTTATTAAATAAACAAGAAAAGAATAGTAAGATATTTATAACAGTTCCAAAATCTGCTTTCATTGTTAGGAATGTAAATACTAATAGATTCTTAGTTAGCCACGGCGACATCTTTGCGGGTGGTGGTGGTGGTGGTTTTGGTGGTTTACCATTTTATTCTTTGTTAATGAATAGTGCTAAATTTTATGGTATATTACATCAATTAGGTGCTTCAGAAGAAGTTCATTTTGATAATATAATTTTATCACATTTTCATACAGTTTTCAAATTACCTATATTCAATGGTGGTTATTGCTATGGTAATGGTTGTGTTAATGGTACTAATGAGTTTAGCATGATGAAGATGAGAAGTCTCGCTAAGCAAGAACAGACTATGTTTATATTAAATGATGATGGTATGATTACACATGAAATGTATTTAAAATTTAAATAAAAAATTATGGATAATACAAATTATTATGGTTATATTTATTTAACATATGATCAGAAAACTAAAAAAGTTTATGTTGGTCAAAAAAGTGGAAAAGTAGAAGATTCTTTAAATTATTATGGTTCTGGAACTTTAATTGTTAATATTATTAATAGTAGAGGAACATCTTTTTTAAAGAAAAGAATTTTAGGATTTTGTGATTCAAAAGAAAAATTAAATGAATCTGAAAAAGAGTGTATTAAATTTTATAATTCTAATAATAAATTATATGGTTATAATTTAACAGAAGGTGGTGATGGTGTTAGTAAAGGATTTATCCCTTGGAATAAAGGATTAGAAAATTATGGTGTCGGTGAGGATAATAATTTTTATAATCACAAACATAAAGAAGAAACAAAAAATGATATTGCTTATAAAGCAAAAATAAGACATGAAAATGGTGAATATGAATATTCTAATTTTTATAAACCTATAAAAAAGGGGTCATCATATGTAGAATCATTTGGGGAAATAACAGGGAATTTTTTAAAACAAAAAAGAAGTGAAGAAGCAAAACAAAGACATGAAGATGGTACTTTTTGGAAAGATAATAAAAACCCCTTTGAAGGTAGACACCATACAGAAGCTGCAAGAGAACAACAAAGTATTTCAGCAAAAAAAAGAAAACCTCCTTCAGAAGAAACAAGATTAAAAATAAGTAAAAAATCTTTGGAAAGATCGGATGATATTAGTAAAAGAAATTCTGGTATTAATAATGGTAGGTCTATTAAAATTGATATAGATTTAATTTTAAAATTAAATAAAGATGGTAAAACAAATAAAGAAATAGCAAATGAATTAAATGTAGATACTAGAATTATTAAAAAAAGATTATCTAATCCAGATAAATGGAAATTACTTTAAGAGGTAATTAAATTATTTACAAATATTTTACTAATAATTACAACTAGTTACTAATAAATACAAATAGGTATCTTACAATGAAAAACCCAGATGAACTTTTAAAAGACTTTTTAAAAAGTGATAAACCAATAGATGTCATAATATCAGAATCAACACCTAAACAGGAAAAGAAAATGGAAGAAAATAAGATAGTTGAAGATATTAAAGTACAACCTATTATTGAAAATTCAGTAATTACTGAAGACGTTAAACAAAATCCCATAATCATTGAAGATACTAAAATAAGTCTTGTATTAAAAGAATTAAATGATATTAAATCAGATATAGAAGTTCTTAAAGAAGCTATAGTTGAAATATTAAATAGATCAATACAGAATAATACTTTGTTTACTGAGAAATTAAAAACAATACAAAATAACCCAAACCCTGTAAAGAAAAGAGTTCTATTTAATAGAGATGAAACTGGAAAAATTATAGGTGCAGACTTATTAGAGGAGAAGATTGAATCTTGATAAATCAATTTGTTTGTAATTCATATAAAAAAGAAATCATGCAAGGTATTCATTCTAAAGACCATGAATATTGTATAGCATTATATTCTGACATTTCTTATATGTCAAAATATACTGATAGTTATATTGATACTTTTTTTGAAGTTGAAAACAATATTGGATATTTAAGGGGTGGTCAAAAACTTCTTGGTTTTAATGTTATATTAGATGATGATGTTGCTGTTCTTGATTTTGAAACTGATCCTATATGGAATAATTCATCAATAACTGCTTGTGGTGCTTTAATATACAATAATTCATTAAAGAATAAAAATGCAATATGTGTATTAGATTTTGGTCAAACATATTCTAGTAAAAATGGTGATTTTAAAATAATGATACCTCAAGCAAATCAATATACAGGTCTTATAAGAATTGTATGATTCATGTAGATAGCCCTAAAAATAGAAAAGGTACATATTCACATAATAGTTTAACGGGTTTAGAATTATCGAGTGGTGGAGCTATATATGGTCATATAAACGACCAAGCTCAAAATTTGGTTGGTTCTAAAACATTTGATGATCAAGTTAATACTTTAACAGGATATGCAGTTAATGGAACAGCTTTATCTGTTAATGGTAAAGATTTAAATGGAGCAATAACGCTTGATTTAGATTCTTCTGATTTTGTTAATCAAGGAACTACTACTACAGTATTACATGGAAATGCAGCAGGGTCTCCAACATGGCAAGCTATAATAGAAGATGATATTTATTTACAAAATAATACAACAAACAATACAAGTACTGCTAAACATGGATTTGCTCCAATACTTTCAAATAATTCAGATCAATTTTTAAATGGTCAAGGAAACTGGACCAGTGTACCTACCGGAGTTCTAAATTCATATAAGACACAAGCCTTTTCTAATCAAACATCTGTAAATATAATTCATAATTTTGGCGCTTATCCTGTTATTCAAATTATAGATAATAGTGGTGCGGTTTTAATTCCGTTATCTATTACTAATAATTCATTAAATGATTTTACAGTAACGTTTGCTATTTTAACATCTGGTAATATTATAGCATCTGTTGGCAGTCCACAACCAATGGCTATTACAGATGTTAATAATGACTATTCTATACTAATAACAGATAGAATAGTTGTAGCATTAGCACAAGATATAACAATAACTTTACCAGTATCATCAGGAAATCTTGGTAGAGAATTTATAATAGATAATGATTCAACAGGTGATATAACATTATCACCCTCATCTGGTGAACTAATTCAAGGTGAAACATATCAAACTATACCATTTGATTCTGCTATAAATGTATATAGTAACAATACAGGTTGGAGGATTTTTTAGATGAGTTATTTTTCAAGACTTTCACAAAACGTAATATCTTCTGATGATAATTCATCTACTGCTAATTTAACATCAGGTGAAATATTTACAGGTATTGCTGATAGCACTTTAGGTGTAGCTGGAATTCAGGTTTCATTAAAAACAGATCAAAATTGTACAGTATATATAGAACAAGCACCAGATAATGTTCCAACAGCAGGAGCACCTCATTGGGATATATGTGATAGTTATAATTATTATGCAAATCAAAATTTTGGTATAACTGTTCAAGCTATAAATTCTTATGTAAGAATTAGAGTATCTAATGATGGAATTTCAACAACTACTTTTTTTAGATTACAAACATGTTTATGCCCTATAGTAGAAGCAGTTCCAAGAACATTAGATGAATTTGGTAATTTTAAAACAGCAATAAATCGTATACAAGATGATTATGGATTTATAATAGAAAATACTCCAATAGGTGAACAAAGATCCGTAATTCCTACAAGATTAATTGGTTCTAATTTTGATGGTAATGTTGTTGATCCTAATTTTTGGACAGTTACAAATACTAATGGAGGAACTACTACACAGGCTAATGCACAAATTGTATTAGCAACAAATACAACAGCTAATGGGGCAACTGTTCTACATTCATTTAGAAGAGGGAGATATGTAGCTGGTAGTTCAATGGTATATAGAACTCAACTAACATTGTCTACTGGTATAGTTAATAATAAACGTAGATGGGGTATTGCTTATGGTACAACAATGCCTACAATTACAGATGGGGCTTATTTTCAATTAAATGGGACTACATTTAGTGTTGTTACATTAAGAGCTGGTGTAGAAACTAAAGTTGATTCAGGTTCTTTTAATGGAACATTAGGTATTAGTTATGATCCTAATACATCAAATCATAATTATGAAATATACTGGACTAATGGTAAAGTTTATTTTACTATAAGTGATCAAATATTACATACTCATACGGCTTCATCTCAAACATGGGCTGCTGTAATGTCACATTATATTTTTATGGATAATGTTAATTCAAGTGCTATTGTATCAAATAATACAATAACATGTAGAGTTGCTAGTATAAGAAGATTAGGACAATTACAAACGCAACCCACACACAAATATCAATCTGGATTAACAGCTGGAGTTATATGTAAATATGGAACAGGTAATGTTCGTAAAATGATAGTTAGTAATGTTACCCAAAATAGTGTTGTAACAATATATGATGGAACAACAACTGGTGGAACTGTTATATGGTCTTCTGGTGCTATGGGTGCTCAAACAATTCCTTTTTCAGTTGATTTTGATGATGTACCGTTTTTTACAGGGTTATTTTTTACAATTACAGGAGCTAATTGTAATTTATTTTTATCATATGAATAAATAGGTTATTATGAGAATAGATACAAATACAACAAATTTTGATAAGGTATTAACTTCTGGTGATGTTAATGTTCAAACAGCATTTGAAACACTAGATGAAGCTATTTATATTAAATTAACTTCTGTATCAACAGATTCAACTCTTACTGGAACTGGAACTGTTGCTAATCCTTTAAAGGTTGTTCAAAATTATTTATTGAAAGATAGTATATCTAGTGGTCAAAATATAAATAGTGATATTAATATAAATTCAGGAACTCTTACAGTAACAGATGGTATAATTTCAAATGTTACTGGGAATGTTACAGGAGATGTTATTGGAGATGTTACAGGAGATTTAACAGGTAATGCAGATACAGTAACAAATGGTGTTTATACAAATAGTACAAACTATGTTGATTTAACAGATAATGGTGCTACTACTTTACATAAGCATGATCATGATAATATGGATGGAAAGGATTTAGCTGGTTCTGGAGTTACTTATGGGCATATTGATAATCAAACTCAAACAATAGAGGGTTCAAAAACTTTTACATCAGATATAACATTACCAGATAATATAAAAGTAAATTTAGGTACTGGATTAGATGGTGCAATATATTCAAGTGGTGATAATCTGTATGTAGAAAATACAACTTCTGATAAAGATATCATAGTTAGAATTAATGACGGTGGTGTAAATAAAAATCTTATTACCGTTGATGCAAGTGAAAATACTGTCCAATTAACAGGTGACTTAGAATTAACTAGTGGGGATATTACAATAGATAATAATTCAAAATTATTTGTTGGTACTGGTTTACGTGGAAGACTATATAATAGTTCTGATAATTTAGTTATTAGTAATTTAACTACAAATAAAGATATTAAATTTATTGTAGATGATGGTGGTGTTACTAGAACACCTTTAATTATAGATGCAAGTGCTAATCAATTAGTAATTGGTTCAGGAACACAAATTGGTATTGAAAATAATGGTCTAATATATTCTTCTTCTGATGATGTCTATATAGACAGTATCACCCAAGATAAAGATATTATTATACGTGGTAATGATGGTGGTGTCCAAACTACTATATTAACTATTGATTCTAGCGAGTCAGCTATAAAATTAAAAAACGGTGTTGCTATTGATGAATTTTCCATTGATGGGACATTGGCAGGTAATTCAGATTTAGCAGTCTCCACAGAAAAAGCTACAAAAACATATGTTGATACTGCTATACCCGCAGGTATCATAATATCATTTGCTGGAGTTAGTACCCCAACTGGATATTTACTTTGTGATGGTAGTGCTGTTAGTCGTACAACCTATTCAACACTTTTTACAGCTATAAGTACAACATGGGGTGCAGGAGATACAACTACAACGTTTAACGTTCCCGATTTAAGAGGTGCATTTTTAAGAGGAACTGGAAGTCATGGTACTTCAAATATGGCTAATGGGAATGACTTTGCAGGACCAGCAGTTGGGGCATTTGAAAATGATCAGATGCAAGGGCACAAACATCTTTGTAATGTTTTTTGGTCAGCAGGCGCATCAGTTTGGGCTCTTTCACATACTGATGATGGTTTAGCTAATGATCCAAATGCACCTACAAGTGTACCTTATACTGATGGAACTAATGGCACACCAAGAACAGGAGATGAGACAAGACCATTTTCTGCTGGTATTACATATATAATTAAATATTAAATGAATGAAATGATTAGGTGAAAGACAATATAATAAAAGTTAAAATAAAGAGAAAATAAAATGGCAAATATATCAATAACAATTCCTGATGATAAAATTCAAAGAGTTCGTAATGTATTAACTATATACATAAACAATTTAGATATAAATGGTAATTTAATAGAAGCAACAAATGCTGATTTACAAAATTTTTTTAAAATAAAATTAAAAGATACGATCAGAAGTGTTGAATTACAACAAGTATTGGAAACAGAAAGAAATTCATTTGAAGAGATTTTTTAACAATGAAAATTACAACTATATTTAAAGATGATTTAGATGCATATGTAACAGGATTATCACCTAAAATATCAATCAATAATATAACAAATTATGCTAGTGTAACATCTGAGATAACATCTGGTTCTATGACTGATTTAGGATTAGGTTTTTATGGATATAGTTTTACTACATATACAGAAGGCAATGAATATTCTATATATATAGATGCTAATAGTAGTATAGAAAACAGATATCAATATGGAACTATTGATAAAGTTGATGATGTAGATTTATTGTATGATCTTAATAATGCAATTGAAAGCGATCTTGGTATAAAAGAAATGCTTAGAATTATGTTTGCAGTATTAGCAAATAAATCAAGTGGTGGTAATACTAATACAATTTCATTTAGAGATTATGGTGATTCAAAAAATAGAATAGTTGCTACGGTAGATGATTCCGGTAATAGATCAACAGTTGTTTTAAACACCGATTAAAATGTATCTACATTTTTCAACAAATTATTTTCCTAATATAACCTTTCCTATAAGATATTTTCAAAGAAAAATAACAATAGCTGTTGCTAAAGTACCCACACATTTTCAACAACAAGGTGGTAAATATAAAGAAAAATATAAAGATGCTATTGTTACAATTAATGGTGAGTTATTACTTTCTTATATATCTTCAGTTGAAATTCATACGGATTATATTTGGGATACTGATGAAGAAATAATGGAATTAATTTACATTCTATTTGGTTTTTTTGAAAATAATGATGATATAATTCCAAATAAAATATATACTATAAATACTGAAGAAGATGATGAAGAAGCATTTACATATATTATCTCATTATTAGATGATGAAGAAAATGGCTTATAAATTTCATATAATTTTAAATTATTATTACTAATAAACAATATAAACGGAATTAGTGATAATAGAGGTATAATGGGAAATTCAGATATAAATAAATTAATAGAGATAGTCCATGAACTAACAGAAACATTTGCTATTTTACAACATGTATTATCAAGTATAGATAATAAATTAGATGATGTACCTAAAGAAAAATTTCTTTTAGAACGTCTTGATAATATTCAATTAAAATTAATTCAAAATATTAAAGATCTTATAACTGAAGGTAATAGTCAAGAATCCATAAAACAACTACAAAATTTTATATTAGATCAATTTTCTAAATTTAAAGTTGAAATAGAAAAAATTGTTAAAGAAGATATAACAATTCAACAAAAAGAAAAAGAACTTAAATTACAAGTACAAATGAATCAAGATAATAATGAAGTTAAAAAAGAAATATCAAAGTCAAATAATAAAACTAAACTATATATTGCAATAGGTACTGGAAGTATGGGTATAGGAGCTATTATATATAAACTAATAGAAAGTATTTTTAAATAGATTAAGGAGTTTTGTAATGATGTCAGATGTATCAAGATTAAACAAACAACTTAATAAATGTCTTATTAAAAGTAGACAGTTAAAAACAAAATCTAAAATATTAGATAAAAAATGGGCTTTAAAAACTGCAAGTAAAATAACAATTTTTACATATATAAGTTTTCATTTATCAAAAGCATTTAATTATTTTAAAATGTATTTTGCTAATACTGTTAGTACAGTAGGTACTGTGGCAACAACAACTTCTACTAGCGTTATTGCAGGAACTACAGGACTTGCTTTATCAGGAGTTACTGGAATAATCATATATCAAACAGATTTAAAAAAAGATAATACAAAATTACCTATAGTATTAAGTAAAGTTGAATATAGAAAAGATGAAAATATTGTTGTTACTAAAAAAAATCTTAAAACAAATAAATTAAATAAACGTAATTATATAAAAAGAGAGGGTATAGAAAATATTTTACAAAAAAATAAAACTATAAAATTTGTAAATGGTACTTCAATTTCTGGTGATATAATAAAAATGGAATCAGGAAAGTTTTTTATAAAGGATAAAAAAGGAAAATTATGTATAATATCAGAAAAATTAGTTTGGTCTATTCATTAGTATTTATATTATTATTTATATTTATACCTTGCTTTTCATCTGCACCAAAATTAAATAAAGATACTATAAAAAATTATTCGTTGTATAAAGTAGTATATATAAATGGTAAAAAGGACATACTTAAAGTAGTATCTATGGATAGACATTGGGTTTATGTTTTACATAATCTTACTAATCTTGTTTATAAAATATCATATTTAGATATACAATCACAAACATTAATATCCGAACAAAATCTAAAATTTAAAAGAATTGTGATATTAAAAAGTGGAAAATATTATTCTGGATTTATAATATATCAAGACAGAGAAAAAGTTAATATATCAATAAATCCATTAACTGATAAATTAATATCTATTAAAACAATAGATATAGATGATATAGTAGATTATAAATTATTTTATACTGAAAAAGGAAAATCAAGATTATTAGCAACTACATTTTCTATTCTATATCCTGGATTAGGACAATTTTATTCAGATAGAATTTTACCAGGAATAGTACAATCAAGTATATTTACTATAAGTTTAACTTATAGTTTATTATCATATAATACATCCGAAAATAATTATAAACTTTATAAAAAAAGTAAGTATGAAGATTTTGATAAATATTATAAATATACTATGCATAGAAAAATAAGTTTAACATTTGCTGGTATTGCTCTTGCTACATATTTATTTAATATAGCTGATATATCCATTAATTTTCAAAATAGATATAATGATTTAATTGAAGATAAAACAGTTTATATAAGACCTATGATAAATGTATTTGATATTGTAAGTATTAATAAATATAAATTAGATAGGTCTTATAATTTCTGTGTTGGTATTACTTTTATTTTTTAGTCTTTATAGCTGGATACATTAATTGATAGGAAGAAGAAAATCCTCTTCTTATAACTTTACAAAATAATGATTGATATGGTTCTAAGTTATTTATTTTATTTAATAATTCAGTTTCATTTTTAATATCAATATATTTCCATTCAAATCCACCTTGCTGCATCATCATAGAAACAACTAATTGAGATTGACTTTGATTTTGATATTGGTATTGATTGTTTGTATTATTTATAACAATACCTTTTTTAAAAATAATAAGTGCAAGTAATATAATAGTTGCAATTATTACAATAATTTTAATTCTTGATTTGACCATTTCTAATAATTTAGTTAACATTTTCTTTTTCCTTATAGAATTTTTCAAAAAAGTTATGTAAATCTTCAATTGTTTCTACATCAAAATCTTGTTCATCTACAGTTATTGTTTTTTCACAATCATCAAATAACCACCAATAGAATGTATCTACTGCACATTCATTATAAATACATGATAGTAATATTTCTATAACTCTACTATAATTATCAGAAAAGTCTATAAGATCAATATTTAAACTATACGCTTCACTTACCTTTTCTTCTTGTTCTTGAATAAGATTAATAATTGTTTTAAATTGTTCTAATGTCATATTATTGAACACCTTTAGGTTGATTTGTAGTATTTGTTGTTGTATTGGTATTTGGAGGAATGGTTGGTTGAATATTTGGTGCTATAGTTTTAGCATAAGAGTATTGTAAGAACCCTCCTCCACACAAACCACCTACATAAGCGAATAGGTTATTAGGCAATGTTTTCCCCATGCAACCCATAACTATGGCTATTATTATTAATGCAACAGCACATGCAAAAAATATAAAGTTCATTGTAGCAGTTCTACTTAATTGTTTTCTATTGGTATCATAGAAGAAAACTCTTATAAGTTTATTTAATGAACAAAGTTTTCCTTTATCCTCAATCTTTTTTTCTTCTACAATCTTTTCACCTTTTTCTTCAATAACAATTATATCTTGTTTTTTCTTTCTACCCATAATGCCCTCTTAAAATTTTTTAGTAGCTGAAACTCTTGCATAAAATTTATCATCACCTTGTCCACTAATCATTTGAAATAACTTTCCATTGACATGAACATCTATAACAATATCATCTTCTTTAATATTATGTTTAAATTCAAAATCAAGATTTGTTTTCATAAGTGTCGGATCACCTTCATCATTGATTTTGAATTTAGGTTTTATCTTTACTTTAAATTCTGAATTTTCTCCAATCTTAAATGTATGATTTAAAGGATTATTTTCCTTAACATCTTTAAGAAAATCTTTTGTTAATTCATCCATAAGTTTAGCACTTTATAGCAAGAATGATTACAACAAATACAGCCATACCTATAAGAATAACCTTTGTTCTATTTTGTACTGACATAGCACTAAATTTTTCTTTAATCTTTGCAATTAGGTTTTTCATTTTTTTATCCTTTTAATTTATATTTTTGAAACTGCTAACACATAATAATATTGTCCATCTTTAACATAAAACTTAGCTGGGTATCTAACATAAGAACCATTTTGATCTACATATTTAGTCATTGCATTTCCATAAGGATCATGTACAATAAACTCTTTTAAACCAATTGCATTATATCCTACTAAACAATTCATGTGACCACCAACTGAACTTACTGATGAAAAATTACCACCAATAACCATAGGCATAGAGTTTTGTTCTAGTGCATGACAAACAGTATCATAAGTCCAATTGTATTTTTCTTCAGCTTTATACCCAAGATTATTCATAAGACGATTAAATATATATGCCTCAATAGCATATATAGTTCTTTTAGTATATTTCCAAATCCATGAACCTATACGACCTTGATTCTCAATCATCCATTGTTTTGTTTCAGAGTCATCTATGAGGCTATTTATGTAGTCTTCAAGTTGTCTATCCTCAGCACAACCAACAGAAGATTTATCATAACCACCATCAAGTAAACAATAATCAATGCACATAGCTAAACTTGTTGGAAAGCAAGATACTGATGCTACATTTCTTTTTGATGTAGGGTCAATATATTGATTATCTCTTTGTGTAAAATAATTTACATTTTCAATTAAATATGTTTCCATGCATATCTCCTTTTTAATCTAAATCTATAAATGTGAAAAAATCTTCTAATTGTAGCATATTAAAATAATTATATAAATATGGTGTATAGTTTTTTATTTGTATTTTTTTACTATTGTTATTCATATCATAATTTTTATATGCTTGTGAAAATGTTATAAGCGTTGCTACAAAAGATGAATCATAATCATCAAGCTCTTTTAAATCTATAATAATATCTTTATCAAGATTATTTCTTATAACCTCATAACCTTCTTTTTTTAAATCATAAGCTGATTTAAAGTAGTTACCTTTATTTCCAGTTATGTTAATAAGTATCTCCTTATCGTTAATAGTAATGCTATAATTCTTTTCCATTTTTACCTTATATATTTCTATTTAGTATTATCAAAGATTTTAGTATAAGCATTATATTCTTCAATATCATATGGAGTTGGATTTTCATTTGCTATTTTTATTCCTACACTAGAACATGCTGCTTGACATAATTCAGAACAAAAGTAATATTTAGAATTAAAAAATTTATATATAAATTTACTAATCCATTTTAAAGGATACCCAACTAGACCTGTATAATCATATGGTTTTCCAAGTTGACTTGCTAAAAAGTTTACTATTTCCTTTTCCTGTGATTTTGAAATATTAGTAATTTTTCTTATAGTTTGTATTCTATTTTGATAATTAGAAACATCAAAACATGTTTGCCCAATAGCATCACTACTTGATAACACCAAACATCTTATTTTATTGATATCACATTCAAGATAATATAATCTTAATCCATCTATTATTTTATAATAAGCATCAGTTCCTAAATTAAGTTTTAAATATTCAATTAAATCTTCTTTATATAAAACCATCACTGTATGTACAAATCCATGACTAAATAATCCTATTAATCTTGATATTATTCCATTATTAGCAGATTTTATATTTATATAAAATATACCTTCACCATTTGTTTTAAAAATATTAAAATAATCTTCATCAATAGGTTTCCAATTTTTTGGTTTCCAACTTTTTAATATTTCTTTTTTTATTGTTTCATTTATCATTTTTACTATTTCCCATATAGTTTTTTAATATTTATTAGTAATAATGTTAAATTTTAATTACTTTTATATACTCAAAAAAAGCGAAAAAAATTAAAAATTTATAAAAAAATAGTTTACTTTTCTATATAGTTTATATATTATATATAATAGGAAATTAAATAAAATCAATTAGGAGTTAAAAAAATGAAAAAAATTATTGTAAGTTTAATGTTGATATTAAGTGCTTGTTTTAGTGTTATTGGTTGTGAAACTGATGATACTATTAATGCTAATAGTAAGGAACAAAAAATATCTGACATAGAACAATTAAAAGCAAAAATAATTATATACAATGATAAGATGTACAAAGCAATAGAATCGGCAGATAATTCTAATTTTGTAATAGATACTGAATTTTTTCGTGGAAAAATAAATTCTTATGAAGAAATATTAAATATGATAGAAAATATGCAATTGCAAAAATAGATTTTTTAAAAAATTATATGGTTTTGGTAAACCACTTTTTAAAATTACCATTAAAAATAATAGAACCAACATGACCTATAGTTATGTTGGTATCTAAATGTATATGACCTCCTAATTGTCTATACAAATTACACATATAAATATCTTCACCTACCAAATCTCCTTGTTCAGATATACTTATATTAAAAATCATTTTTCTTTTTTCACCATCATCCGCTGCATATTCACTAATATCTGATGATTCAAAGAAAGTATCTATTGCTTTTTTTGAAAGTTTTAAAAAGCCAGTGCCTAATCCTGCTACTTCCATTAAACCATTTTCATCTATTTTAACATCTTCGTTTAAAACTTTTACAACATACTGTTCTGTATCATAAGATTTTTTTCTATAAGTTCCACCTATAAAATCTTTATCATTGTTTAATAATTTTATTAAATCTTCACTTTTCCAAAATTGGTCAGAATCAATAAAAACCATATCAGAAATATCAGAAATATGTGCATAATACATTAAATCATTTCTTGCTCTTTGTAATAAAGATTCTCTTGTAATAAAAACAGGATGAAGGTTGATTCCTATATTAGCACATGTTTTTATAGATTCTATAAGAGAGTGTGTATATAGAGCGTCTACTCTACCATCTAAACAAGGAGTTCCTATAATTACATTTCTAATATCATTTTGCATTTAAATCTTCTCCAATTTTTTTTCTATAGTCTCTAGTCTTCCTGCTATTTCTTGAACAGCTATAATTAAAGGCATTAATAGTTTTCCAGAACTAACTTCATATCTATCGGGATTTCCTTTTTCTACTAATCCCATCCATTCTATATTCATTTCTTTTTCTATTTTAATTAAATCTTGTGCAACTAAATTCATTTCTACTATATTAGATTTTTTTGAACCATCTGATTTTTTATTTTTATACCAAACTCTTTGATCCCAATTAAATGTTTTAGGTTTTAATTTTTTTATTAAATCAAGACCTATTATTAAACTATTTATATTTGTTTTATCTCTTTCATCTGATAATGCTGTAATTGTTGTAACCTGGCATCTAAGAATAGTTACATTTGAATCCCCCAACGTAACCTGATGATCGGCGTTTGCAGCAGTTGGTTGAGAATCATAACCTAAACACGTATTATTATGTCCACTTGTTATAGTACTTCCTGCATTGACTCCAATTGCTGTATTTACTTGTTCACCACAATTAGCTAAAGCTCCATTACCAACTGCTGTATTAGAATTTAAAAGAATACTATTTCCTGCTGCTAAAGCACCATTACCAATTGCCGTGTTACTTAATCCTATTGTATTTGCACCCAAAGCATTAAGACCAACTGCTGTATTATTTATTCCTATTGTATTTGCATCTAATGCACCAGCACCAATTGCCGTATTTGCAACACCTGTTGTGTTAGCAGTTAAAGCATTATAACCAACAGCTGTATTATCTAAACCTATTGTATTTGCATCTAAAGTATTAACACCAATTGCTGTATTAGATGTACCTGTCGTATTTATAAGCAAAGCATTAACACCAACTGCTGTATTATATACACCCGTTGTGTTTGCAGCTAATGCACCAGCACCAATCGCTGTGTTTTGCACACCTGTTGTGTTTGCAACTAATGCAGTACTTCCAATTGCTGTGTTATATACTCCTGTTGTGTTTGCAGCCAATGCATTAACACCAACTGCTGTATTATAGTTACCACTTGTATTGGTAGTAAGAGCACCTGTACCAATTGCTATATTATATACACCCGTTGTGTTTGCTGCTAAAGCAGCACTTCCAACTGCTGTATTATATGCCCCTGTTGTGTTTACAGATAAGGCATTTATACCAACTGCTGTATTTTGTACACCTGTATTATTTGATGCTAAAGCGCTATATCCAACTGCTGTGTTTGATGTACCTGTTGTGTTATCTCTAAGAGACAGAGCACCAACTGCTGTGTTCTGTGTAGCGGTTGTATTAGAATAGAGTGCTCCATTACCAACTGCTGTATTATTCACCCCCGTTGTGTTTGCAGCTAATGCATTTATACCAATTGCTGTATTTGATGCACCTGTTGTGTTTGCAATTAATGCATTAACACCAACTGCTGTATTATAGTTACCACTAGTGTTTGCAGTTAATGTGTTTATACCGACAGCTGTGTTTTGTATACCTGTTGTGTTAGTATCCAAAGCACTTGTACCAACTGCTGTGTTTAGTGTACCTGTTGTGTTTGCAGTTAAAGCATTATAACCAACAGCTGTGTTGTTTATGCCCGTTGTGTTTGCAGCTAAAGCAGCACTTCCAACTGCTGTATTATATACTCCCGTTGTATTTGCAGCTAAAGCATTTTTACCAATCGCTATATTATTTGCACCTGTTGTATTAGCTGTAAGAGTGCCATTACCTATAGCCATGTTTGTAGCAACATCACCAGTACCATAATCAAAATTAAAACTATTTATAGTTCCTCCAACATTAAGATTTTTACCAATACCAACACCACCATCTAAAACAAAAGCACCGGTAGTTGTAGATGTTGATTCTGTAGCAGTATCTAATTTCATATTAAAACTGCTATCAAACAAACCTTCAGTTCTTACTGTTGTATCTATACTAGATATATTAGAACCACTGTATGTTACTAAACATAAAATAATATCAGTAGCTAGTAAACTACCAACTGCTTTAAATTCAAAATCAATCCAATTTTCTCTAACATCATACCAAGTGTAATTCATAACTAAATAAGCATTATATGGAGGAGTTATTGTTTGACTTACTGCTGTTGTTGTTGATATGGCAACACTACCACTACTATTTGTTAAATTAAAAACTGCTTTAAATGCAGCAATAGATATGGTATTGCCTAAATAAGTAACAGCACCACCAGAATATACTCCAGGTTTTACTATGCCTCTTAATAAAGCATTAAAACCTTCAGCAGAAGCATCTTGTTTAAAATCAAAAACTATTGATTGCCCACCTAAATTTATACTACTCATATTTACCTCTACACTATATAATCATTTAGTAATGAATTATATTAAATTAATTTTTAATGCAACATTTGTATACATTTTATCATAAAATCCTACAGTTGGAAATTCTGAATAATATATACAACTACTACTAATATCTAAAATACACAATTCTGAAAACGTATCTACTGTCATATTTTTTTGTGTAATTGTTTTTCTAAAATCCAACTCATCAGGAGTCCATGAATATATAGTACATTCACCACTTGATGTTTCACCACTAGAAATACTTCCACTACTTAATTCTACTTGAAATAAATAACTATTTACATCAGTTGGTTCACCAGATGTTAAATAACTTTCACCCCAATTACCATTTCCAAATCTAACAATTGAACCACTTGTTAAATCATAACTTTGCTCACCTTCAATAACATATGGATAGAATCTTGATAGTACACTACCACTTGATAATCTATCAATACTATAATATGTTTCTAAAGTTAATTCTCCAGAAGTTGTACCTGTTTCTATTTCTAAATAAGGTTCATAATATATAATTTCTGTTTTTCTTTTATGTTGTGAAATATCATAATATAATGCTTGTGCTGTAGATTCTGATATAAAGTTACTAGAATCTTCCAATGTTTTAAATTTATAAGAATATAAAATATGTCTTGTTAATTGATCTATTATATTTTCTTGATCTAGTGATTCCCATACTAATGGGGTATCTAAATATAATTCTGCTAGTCCACTATTTTTTGGTGATTCATATATTATAATAGGTCCACCACTACTCATATAAACAGAAGAACCATTATCAGCAGCTCTATCTAATATATAATCTGCTTCATCACTTTCAGAAGATTCATCCCAATATAGATAAGGAGTTAATGCACTTTCAGAATAATACATAGGATATACTTCTGAGTTTAGATTATATATAAATGAAATATAATCATATCCTTTATATGAATTTTTATATGTTGTTCTTGGAATAACAGTATATAGTTGTCTTTTTTTATACTCACTAGTAGATGAATATCCAGAATAACTTTTTATAGCATATCCTAATTCACTAGTTATATCAACATAATCAGTATCAGACATATTATCTAATAAATATCTATCTCGTATAATATCTATTTTATTTTCTTTAACGTCTTCTAATACTGTTTGTACAGCTTCTACATATTCACCCCATCTAGTAGATTGTAATATTTTAGGTAATAGTTTTTTAAAATTTACATTCATTATATTCTATTCATATGCCACTGTTATTACATTATATCCAGTATCAACATCTGTAATTAAATCAAATGTAGATAATCTTATATCATTTGTTTTTTTACCATCACCATCTTTTGTTTTATAGCAGAGAACTAATTCATATGTACTAGTATCTATACCAACTAAATCTGTAACTAAATATGATATTGTATTTGTAGCATGTACTATTAAAGATGTGGTTATTGTATATCCATTATCACCAACTAATGCAGCACCAGATTCATAAGCAACTCTTGTTGCTGTTCCATAAACACCTGTACCACTTATAAGTCTAATCCAAAGTTCTACAGAACCAACTACTAAATATACTTGTTCTTTTGTATTTGTATTATCAGCAGATGTTACACTTACTTTTATAACATAATTATTTTGTGAATATGATATTTCTTTTTCAAGATGTACTATGGTTGTTACGTGACTAATAACATGTGTTAGTCCATCTAATAAAGCATAAAAATTAGATTGATATATATTTGTTTTAAAATCTGTATATAAAGTTCCATAAGTTTCTTCTAATGTAGTATTTATTTCTAAAGCAGCAGCAGTTAATGTAACATCTTCAACAACAGCTTCTACTTCAAACTTAGCAAATATTTTATGTAAAGCTTGCCATGATACTAATTCAGTTGGTGATTTTATGGGTTTTAAAGTATTTAATGTAATATCATCTCTAATAGTAGATGATAATTCTTCACCAGTAGAATCTATTGCAACAATAAAAACTTTATTTTGATTTGTTGTTATAGTATCATCTTCATAATCATCAGTTGACCAAATAATAGTTTTATATATTCTTGTATCAGATTCTAATATAGATTTCCAATCATCATATCCACCGCATCTATATCCAGAACTAAATAAATTAATTGCATTATATCTTATCGATTCAACACTTTCTGCATCTTCACCACCAATAATATTTGTAGCATTAGTAACATATAAACTTGTTGCACCACCATCATCATCTAATAAAGTATCATATATGTTTGTTATAATACCAGAATTTGTAATATTACCATCAGATCCATTAGTTTCTGCATATTTAATTAAAATTCTATCATTTAATTCTAATTTTCTACTTGTAGTACCGTTTCCAAAAGTAATTATAATAGAAGACATATCTAATGAATTTTTTATACTACAATGATAATTTACTAAATCATCTATAAAATATAATTTATCTTCAACATCTATTTCACAACGTATTACTGTATGTAATATTGTATTACTTGAATCAACTATATAAACATATATTTCATCATTATCTATATTATCAAAATTTAAAGTAATTTGTTCACTATCATTTCCATAAGCTGTATATGTATATTGTTTAGGTACACCTTCCTTTACGGGTATGTCTATATAGCTAACTGTATTTGTAGTATATTTTTCTTCTTCTGTACTATAAACAAAAATTTCTTTATCTGTATCTGAAAATATAGTCCATTGGGGTATAGTTACTGTTGTTCCTGTGTAAGTATAACTACCAGAAGATTGCCATGTAGGATCTCCTATTAGTCTAATATCACCTTCTGCACCAATTTTTCTATAGGGATTATACCAATAATATTCAGTTCTAGCCATTAGAGATTCTACTTGAGTAGCTTGATCCCAATTTGACTCTTTATATAAAAACTCAGAAAGATATACAAGTTTATTTATAACATAAGCAATAACAACATTTATTCTTCTATATACACCATGAAATAACGTTTGTCTCCAACTTGATTTACTTGATAATTGAGTTTCAAGTTCTGATAATATTCCATCTTCTGTATATACCATGACAGCCTCTTTAGATCGTATTTATATGTTCAATAATTTGTTCAAAATATGGATCTGAAAAATCAAAATTACTAAACTTAAATCTATTACCCCATATCCAACAACTTTCCTCTACACTATAAACTATTTTTAAACCTAACATATCTGGTTTTTTTAATTTAACAAAGTTATAAAGATTCTCACCTTCAAAATTAACATTTTCATATTGTTTAACAACACGTTTTGTAAAATCTTTAGGATATATATTAACAGCAGTTTTTTCACCAGTTAGTATGTCTCTATATACAATTGAAACTTCAGTATACCTTTCAGCAGGAAAAGGTGTTACTGTAATACCAATAAGTTCTATAATATCTGAAAAATATAATCTTAATGAATTTTCAATTCTAAATTTTAATTTTTCTTGATTCTCGTAAGTCATATTTTTAAAAGTTGCTGAATCAAGAATGCCTCCTTCTGTGGGTGCATCTAAAAAATCACCACGCTTAGCCATCATCCACATAGTCAAAGCATTTTTAACAGCGTCTTTATCATAATATTCTTTTGGTGTTCCATTATAATTCTCATCACCAAAAAGGTCTATGTCCTGATATACTTGTGCTATATTATCTGCCAATTTATAAATCCTCTAATTAAATAATATTTATTAGTAACAAATATTTAATTATTTTTTACCTTTTGTGAAAGCATAGTTGCTAATTGTGCTTTTATAGCTACGAATGTTGCTGTATTTACAGGAGGACTAGAAGGACTACCTGGAGCAGCACATGTAACTGTTAATGCAGATATTCCGTCGAGTATTTGTTCCATAAATCCTTTTAATGTCTCACCCAATACACTTGCCTCTAAAGTAGCAGTACCAGCTTTTATACTTATTTCACCAGCATCAGAAATTATTATTTCTGCACCACCAGTATTTTTAAAAGTTGTTTTACCATTCTTATCTACAAACATATAAAATTTAGGGTGATATATAAAAAATTCAGGTTTACCAGATTCAGTAGAAAATCCAATACATATACCATTAGGAGTGTAAATAAATTTTACATTAGGATATGCAGATTCAGCAGCTATAGCAGATTTAACATTATCTTCAAATAATTTATTAGGCGTTAAATCTTCATTAACAACATCACCAAAATAAAAAGGATTCTTATGATGATCTTCATCTTCAAAAAATACCCATATATAAGAATTTATTTCAGGTATACTAGATATTCCATAAGTAGATGCACCACCTATAAAATTATGAAAAGGTAAAGCCCAAGGTAATAAATCTTCTTTAATATCAAGGTGCATGTATGAAATATATATTTTTATTAATCCCTGTTTATTAGGATCATTGTTATCTATTACTTTTGCTATATGTAGATTTTTAGAAATTTCATTAAACATTATTGTTGATTATCCAATATATATTTTTTTATTTCAGTCAATTTAGGAATCCATATCTCTGCACCTGGATATAAATCAAAATCATATTCAACATTATTAAGTATAAGAATTATATCACTATATATATCAGTACCATAATAATTCATAGAAACTAAATAAAATCTATAAATTTCTTCTGATGATATAAAATGTTTATAATATCCTTGTTGCCATTTAAATGTTCTCCAATTTATAGATGATGGATTATATATAGTATAATCTACATTATCTACCATTTTTGTTTGAACTTTATATCTTAGTGAACTCATAAATTTATTACCTTATTCAGTAACACTAAAACTACCCTCATTTAATTCTTTTGATAATTCCATCATTCCCAGTTCATCATCTGAACTCCATGCATTAAAATCTTCTGCAAAAGCAGGATATAATCCAGTTATATTTAATTCTAAAGTTCCCCATAAAGGGAAACCAGATTCAGTAACATGTTTACTAAATACTGGTGTACAGGATTTTATTATAGCTATAGGCATAGTTATAATGCCTGGAATTTTAACAGCTATAAGTTTAGCACTATTTCTTATATTATCTGCTGATTGTGTGCCTTGTGCTTTTTTTGTTGCTGCTGCTGAGGGTAAAAAAATACCAGGAGGAACTATTTCACCTTTTGTATTTCTTGATAAAATAGAAAAACCTATTAGTTTCTTCATAGGTTTGTATATATTTTCTAAAGCATTATCTATTAAATAAAATCCTAAAGATACTGTAAACTCTAATGGCATAGTTTTTTGCCATCTAGGCGAATCAATCATATTTTGTAAATCTAATAATCCACCACTGACTTTACCACTTAATCCAACTACTACACTTTGTATTGTAGTTAATATTTCTAAACCAGGAACCATATCAGACCACGAAGCTAATTCAGACTGTGTTACAAAAGAAATATCTTCTGTTAAAGGAAAAACCATAACCTCTTCTTTTTTATCAATAGAAGTTTGCATTAAACCGCTTTTAGTTTTTTCACTAGAAGCAAATAATGGCTGTATTAATATTTTATTTGGCATAATAACCTATTTATTATAATTTCCTGCTATCTTTATTCATATTATCTGTTTTTGCTATTTTTACACTTGTTATTTGTTGTTGAATATCTTGCGTTTTCCATTTTGAAAAATTGCCTATTTTTTCTTTGTAAGTTGACCCTCTTAATTGTTTAAACATGTCAAATAATGCTCTATTTGTGGGGTCTAATTCTTCTTTTGAAATTTCCCCCTTTAATGCTTTTTCTATTTTCCCCATATCACCGCCTTGTTCTCTAACTGTTTTCCTCATAGTAAGATAGCCTGCTTTTGCATCTGAACTAAAAGCAATATCAGATGAAGATAAATCAGAAAACATAGCAAATATATCAGTTATCGCCATAAAGGCAGTTTTTATTCCATTAAATGCTTTTAATATAACACCTTTTATCAAATCCCAAATTTCCCCCAATACTGTTTTAATTGGAGTTAAAACTTTATTAAGTAATTCAAATACAGGTTGGAGTTTTTCAAAAATATTTCCAAATGTATTTTTTATATTTCTAAAAGGTGCTGCTACTATATCAAATAAAAATAAACCAAATCTTTTAAACAACCCAAAATACCATTTATAAAAATTTATGATACCCTTTATAACCTTTTTACCAAAGCCCAATACTTTTCCTACAATCCAATTCCATGCATCTTTTATAGAATCAAAAATAGATGTACCTTTTTTAGAAATATTTTTCCAAATATCACTTGCCCAATTAGTTATTGATTTCCATATTCCAGAAAAGAAATTTCCAATTTTTGAACCGAGCATTGCAAAAAACACTTTTATATTATACCATAATTCTGGAAAAAAATCAGAAATAACACTGCCTAAACCTTTTAATAATTTCCATATTAATTTAGGTATACCAATAAAAAATGCTTTTATTATTCCCCATATTATATTTAATGCACCAAATAGTAAAGAAATAAATAGTTTACCTAAACTCAAAAGTATTCTTCCAACAAACAATATTACTGCTTTACCTATACTCATAGTTTTAACATCAGCTATTAACTGTATTACTGCACCAATTATATTTTTTATAAATCCCCATATGCCTACAAATATACTTTGTAAACCTTTAGCTATTGATACTAAAGGGCTCCCTGGACCAAACATATCACTTAACCATTTTACTATTTTATCCCCATATTTAACAAAAGCTATCATTGCAGCTATAATAGCAATAATAGCCAATACAACTGGATTAGCTATTAAAAAAGATATAATACTTCCTAAAACAGAAAGTACTGGCATCATTTTTACAATAAGACCTATAATAATAATTAAAGGTACAAGTATTGGAATTATTTTGGTAATCAGTTTTGTTAATATTCCATCTGGGGCAAATAACTCTGATAATTTTTTAAATATCCATTTTAAAGTTGGATTTTTTGTTGCTTTAGATAATTGTGCTAATTTTTGAGAAATAAAACCAAAAATAGTTGTAACTATCTTATTTAAAATTGTAGGTAATACTACAGTAATAATATTTATTAATATTTTTATAATTTTAGGCAGCATGGGTAATAAAATATTTAAAAGATTAATTACCATCTTTAAAAGAAAATCAATTATTGAATTGAGAAACGTTCCTTTAGGATCAAAAAAAGCAAGGAATAGAAGAAATTTTAAAAGATTAGTAAACCAATTTCCATAAGCTGCTTTTAACAACCCATGTAGGCTTTTTCCTAATCCTTTTAAAGACTTCCATAAGTTTTTATAAAAATGTGTTCTATCTTTTTTTTCTGTTTTTCTATCAGCATAATCTTTTTTAAACCATTTAAGCCATTCTGCCGAACCCCTTTGTTGATCCTTAACCCATTTCTTTTTTTTACTCCCCTTTTCTTCTAAAGGAATCATTTGATCAAGTCTGTTTTTTCCAACAAATTCAGTTATTGTTTTTAATACTTTACCAATAACAGGAGTATTTAAAATAACATTTTTATAAATGTTTTCAACTGCATCTTTAGTAGCAACAGCAGCTTCAGAAACAGGATCTTGTTTAACTTGTGGAAGAACCATAGTGTCTGTCATTTCATTTTACCGCTCGAATGAGAACCTGCTTTGATTCTTTCACCAGCTTTTTTTAAGCCATCATTAAACTCTTTTTGATAATTCATATACATTTCCATATATTTTTTAGCTCTAAAATATGGCATTTTCATAACAACGTCATAAGGTTGCTTCAGTTTATATACCCATAAAAATATTCCCTCTTGTAATGTTTCCCAGTGCATCAGAGGAATTAGGTTTAACAGGTATGAACTCGATAAAATTAAATTCGAACCGAAGTGACCTCCTTTCAGAGAAGCCACAAATAGGACATTCAAAATCCTGTTCATGGTCAACTCCAAACTTTATAGTATCTAAAAATGTTGTTGAATTTAATGCAACATTCATTGGTATGATTCTATAAACATCCATTTTATCTTCTAATGAGTCTAAAAATTTTCCATTATATTCAACCAATGTTGATGCTTTTAATGCCCTTAAAAATTCTTTTCCTTTTTGTTGATTTAAAACTTCTAATTCTTCTTCTTTCATTAATTTTAAATCTTGTGCTTTAACATTATGCATCTGTTTATTTTTAATAGCTTTTATCTTACCAGCATATTTTTTTGTAATATATCTATTTGCAATTATTAAATCTTTTACCCTTAAAAATCTAAATTTAAAAATATCAGTATTAGAAGCAACAGTGTAGGGTTCAACGACCCTTAATTGTTTTATTTCAGTTTCTTTATCATATTCTTTTGCTTCACAATTTTCTCCATATTTCATTTTAATAAAGTTATCAAATACTTTATCATCTTTAAATGCTTCTCTACACATTTCTTTATATTTTTCATCAGCTTGTTCTATTGAAATATAATTAAGTTCTTTTAAATTAACTATTGTTTCATTAATAATCTTTTCACTTTCAGAGGCATTTTGTTGACAATCACATATCCATCTATGAACATGTGCTATAGTATCAAATTGCATTTTAATACCTATTAAAGTTTCAAAAAACTCTTCAATAAGCATATCTTCAACTTTAGCTTCAATATCATCCTGTTTTAAATCTTCAATAATAGTTACAAGTGTTTCAAATATGTTTTCTTCAGTTACTAATGCAAAATTATCTATATGATCTACTGTATAACCAGAAAAATACATAGTAGCAGGAATATTAAATCTGCCCATTGATTCATAATCAATTTTAACTTTTCCAGCATTATTTTTAATATTTAAAGGTTCTTGTTTTTTGATAAGAGATTTTGGTTTTTCAATAAAAGATTCTTCTAATGTTTCTCCTTGTTCAAAATCAACATTATTGTCAACAATAGTTCTTTTAGATTTTAACTTTTCTACTTCAGATGGACTCAAAAATTCTTTAGCCATTATAAGACTCCTTATAAGTTTTTATTATTTATTAGTAAAGAAAAGAAATTTGAATTTTTTAAATTTTAAATTATTGAGGCGAGAGGAACTATAAATTTTACCATATCTACAGACATAGTAGCTGTAATTGTTAAAGGTTCTTCTTCTTTTTGTCCAATATCGAATCCAGAAGCAGATTTTAATTTTAAACCTTCTAATTTCATCCAACCACCTATAGTTGGTAATCCTGCTGTTCCTTTTAATACAATAGTAGCATCTTTTTTTGCAGCTCTTTGATTATCTCTAAACACATAATAATAACTATCACCTTCTGAATTTACATAATCATTAATCTTAAAAGCATCTAATGGTTTTCCTGCTTGCTGTGTTTTCTGAATACCATCTTTAATAGGATCAAATTTTTTAGTAGGTATATATATTAAATTCATCCACCTTTGTAAAAAAAGTCTAACAAGTCCAAGATCGTTTTCTATAAATTCCATAGTAATATCATCTGGACTTGTTATACCCGTTACATGTTTAATTCCATTTATGTCTATTACTTCTATATCTGGAAGTTTAATCCCCGATATAGATTGAACTTGTAAAGAAGCAATAGCAGTATCTAATGCAGTGTTAGCTGCTACTAAAGCCATATCTGTTAATTTAGGAGCGGAGGGTATGTAATGAGGCATTATTAAAATTTCAAATTGATTTTTCCATTGTAAATCAAGATGAGTTAATGCTTCAAATTTACCCCTATTTATTAAGCCTGTAACATCAGCTACACGTCTTAGGGCGTGTATTGTTTCTTTAGTATACATCTATTAGCTTTCCATATATCCAAAAATAAATGTTAATTCAAGTTTAGTAGGTGTATCTTCTGTATGACTAAAATCAGAAACTTTTATTTTTTGAATTTTAGCCCTTCTAAAAGTAAATGTTTTTACTACATCCTTATTTCTATCTAATGCTTGAACAGCTACAGTAGTTCTAGTAGCCATTTCAGATTGACCGGTACCATCAATATGATTATATACATCCTGCATCCATGCTTTTAAATCATCATAAACTTTCCACTGTTGATCTACTCTAACATTTATTATAAAGTGTTTATCCATAGCATCAGTCATGTTAGTTTTTAATATTAACATTCCCTGATAACGTATTTCATATTCACCAACTGATTCTTCTGGCATAGGAAAGGCTTCTTCCATTCTTAAACATATAGCATCCTCATCTCCACCACCAGGGATTCCACCCGGTATGGAGAGTACAAACTGATTAGCCATCTGATCATCGCCTAAAGTAAATATTTGTTCTACACTCATCTTATATACCTCTTAATTATTATCATTATATTATGCAGGCGATACTTCGCTAATAACTGCACCCTGTCCAATTCTTGTAAGTCTAAGCAATGTCTTCTGATTATTAACAGTAGACTTCTTAATAATATCAAGAATAAATTTTCTTTGTGTTTTCATAGCTGCTGTATTGTTTGTACTATCACAAATAACCAATACCTCTGTTATAAGTTCTTTAGCAACTATAGGAGCTAAAAATGTATCAACCATAATTTTAGCTCTTAATTGACTTGAAGGAGTGTTATTTCTAAATTCCCTCAACCTCATAACATCCTTAACAACTCTTTCAATTATATAATTATCTAACCTTCTTGTATGAATAAAACTTGTATCAGTAGCAGATACTTGTAATGTTCTATCACCAGCTATATAAACACCATAACCAGTTTGATCCCAAACTATAGGATTGATTTGTGCTTCATCAAGATTTTGAAGATCAGTATCATCATAATCAAGTTCCATCTCAATAGTTTTCCAATCCCTGATTTGACCACCTCTACCATTTTCGTCAATACCAGCAGGTGATTCACCATCATAAACATCAGCCATTTGAGCCATCTTTTTACCAACAGAACCTATATTACTAATCCATGCAAAACTATCATTATATGGATCATAAATTTTTCTCCAGTTACAATAAAGAGCCATACCATCAGTATCAAGTGCCAATGTATCTCTATAAGTAACTTGTGCTTCAGCAGTTGAACCTTTAGGAATAGTTGTTAAACCAAATGAATAATATTGGTAATTATCAATTATACCAGATATAACATCAGCAACATCACCAGTACAATCCATAAGAATTTTTGCAGAATATTTATTTGGTTTTTGGAATTGATTCCATCCAGTTGTTCTATCAGCAGTAGAAGGTGTTGCACCCCTTGAACCACCAGCAAAATCAACTATTGTAGTAGCTGTCATAGAAGGTGTAGTTCCAATATATGCTGTATTAAGTTTTGGTATTACATAATCATTATCTGTAAACACATCAAGTATATAAAGGTTTGATCCATAACCATCTTTTTCTCTTATTAAAGAATAGTTATACTCTGTAATAAAAGCATTTGTATCTAAAGTATATAAAGTCATTTTATATTGTTGACCAGTTACATGAACAATGTTTATTGCTAAATCATCAACATAAGGTGAAGCTGCAAAAAATGCGTGTGATATTGTAGTTGACATATCCGAATTATAATCATATTCAGCATACATAACTGTTCCAGATGCAATAGCTTGTGTAGTGGTAAATGCTATGGCTCCAGATGTATAATCTATTGTTCCAGTACCAGTTATATCAGTACCAGTAATACTACCATCTTCATCATCAGCACTTAAATAAGAAGAACCATATTTTAATCTTAAACTAAATTCATTTATTGGTGTTTGTGTTAAAGTTCCAGCCCATGCAACTTTAGCACCGGTACCAGTTCCAAGTGTATCAGTTTCTTTTACAGCAACTTGTGTAAATAGAAAATCATCAGGATCAACTTGACCACCTGTAAAACCAACAACAGCAGAAGCGGTTACATAAGCACCCCCCCATCTAGCATCTTCGTGTAATGCACTAGCAACCCACAAAGGTGCTTCTTGTACAAAAGAAAGTGCTTCAAAAATTTCAGGATATGTAGCTGAAGGATTCCCATATCTTAATAAAACATCTTCTTCAGATGTACAATATTTTGGTACAGATGAACCTTTAGAAGAATGAATTACCATTGCTCCAGTTTCATCTGATGTTGCTACTATATAACCCGATAAATCTCTTTCATCAAATTTTGACCTATATGTTCCTTTTTCTGCCATCGGTATTACCTCTATTTATTTAAATTATTCCAATAATTTTCATTATTTATTAGTAATAAATTTTTAAAAAATTAAAGTTTCATCAATATTGCACCAGCAATTTGATCCCATTTTTCTGTTATTTTTGTTAATAAAGCATCACCCTCTGAATTAAGAAAGTCATAATTTATATTTAAAGGCATATTAGTATTTTGGAATATACCCATAGTTCTAGCAGCATGTTTAAGTAAATGACCTTGACATAATTCAATAACATCTTGAATATAGTTGAATCTTACATCTGTAAAATCACCAGAATACATTGCCCAATTAATTAGAAGTTTTCCAGCTCTATTACTATATGCTATAACATGTCTATTTTCAATATCAACCCTAATTCGTATAGCTTTAGTTGTATTTGATTTAGATCTTAATGCTTGATATGCCATTGAATTTGCTTGTGTTAAGCTATTAGGATTATACCCTTTTCTACCAAAGTTTTTATTAGCTACTTGTTGATTATATGAAGCTAAATATATAAAACTATTAAAACCGCCTGAAAAGTCTGTATATTCCTGGTGTGTTATTCTTGCATCTACAACACCATAAGTAAAACTATCATGAAAATCCACTATCAACTCTTCATTAAAAGATATATCTAATTCTTCTTGTAATATTAAAGGAAATTTAGCAAAATATTGTCTTAATGCAGGCTCTACACAAATATCTTTTATTTGTTCATCAGTTAATAAAAAATCAGCTGTTTCAGTAGGATAACCAAGTGCACCTTTTATTAAATTTAATTTTTCTGTTTCTATTGTAATAGCCATATTATTCTCTTTAAACTCTTTTTAAATTTAAATATGCTTAACGCCATGATTTATTCTTTAATTTCAATTTATTCATTTTAAATTTTAATTTTTTTGAAACAGCTAAATCAACATCTGTTAAGTCAATATTATATTTTTTAACATAATTGACTGTAATCTCACCATTTTCATCCATAGTTACATCTGGTCTATCATAATGTTTAACATTATTGAATAATGCATCATCTACTTGTAATACACAAAAAGCATTTTTATCAAAATCAACATTGTCATAATAACCATCAGGTCTTACTTCTATTATATCACCTTTTACATAAACATTGTTATAATGAATTTTATTATATAATAAAAAATCTGCCATGACTAAACCTCTTGAAACTGTTTTGAATCATCCCCTTTTGCCAACTCTACAACTTTCCAACCATTAAACTCATCTATTTCTTTTTTTCTTAATTGTGATAATATTTTATAACTTAAATTATTCTCTTTACAAAAATTTTTTATATTACCATGAACTACTATTTGTTCTTTATTAGGTTTTAATACTAATAATTTAACAGCCCTACCATTTTTAGACCCATTCATAGGATTATTATGAAAATAGTTTTTATCTCCTTTTTGTCCCTTTTTTTTATTTGTTTCCTCAGAATATTTCATACCTGTATGTGATTTTGACCAACTTTCTTTTAATTGTTTTGCTTTTTCTTCACCACAAATTTCTTCTAATGATCTATTTTTGTTAATATGATTTGGATTATTTCTTCCTTTTCTATCTTCACTATATTGTTTTTTAAGTTCTTTTGCTTTATCCTCACCCATTATTTCTTCCCATTTTTTTCCTATTCTTTTTTTACTATTTGCAATAACTTTATTAATAGTATCATCTGTATGTGTTTTATTAAAAAAACTATTATTTTCCCCTTTAATTTTTTCTTTACTTTCATCAGACCAAATAGCCCCAGATGTTCCTTCGCCAGCATCTGTCAAATTTGTTAAATGTCCTGTTCCTATATTTTCTCTACCTATAAGTTTAACTAATTTTTTTTCTAATTCAAAAGCTTCTTCTTCTGACATATTTTCTTTTATAGTTATAATTTCAGGAATAGTATTTAATTCAAATATTTTTTTAATTATATTATTTTTATGTTTATTATGGGTATCTTTCATTTTTAAATGTGAATATTTTCTTTTGTTTTTTCCTTTACCTACATAAAAAGGTTTATAATTAAATTCATATTCTTCATATTTATATTCACCAGAATATCTAATATCTAAATAAATGTATACATAATATTCATTGTTAAATTGTTTCATATTGTTTAGAATCATCCCCTTTACTTAATTTTTTTCTAAAAAATTTAGCCAAAGTAACTAATATAGCAATACCAAATTTTATAATATTATTTCCAGGCCAGGGAAATGTTAAACCCGTAATTGCTCCTGTTGCAAGTAATAATAATACTCGAATACCTTGCGGTGTCCCAAAAAATTCAGACAAACTATAATTACCTTGTAATGATAAAAAGACAGACTCTATACTAAAATCATCAACAAAATCTCCAGTAAAAGTCATAGTTAAAAATATATAAACTAACAATCCGGCTACTGCAATACCAGCAATCCTTTTTGTTTTAGGATGTGACTTTAAAAATTTATCAAGTTCAATTAACTTATCCTTAGTCCACTCAACAGCTTTTGTTTTTCCAATAAAATCTGCAATAGCTAATTGCATATCTTTATAAACTGTAAAACCCTTCTTAATCATTTCAAATAAAGATTTAAAACTCCATCCTATCATTTGAAACAATTTGAAAACCGATTTCTCCATAAATAAAACTAATAAATCTTTTATTTTAAAACCAGTTTCAATAGCAAATTCTTTTATAAATTTAATCTTCTCTCTTAATTCTTTTCCAAAAGAAAATTCAACCAATCTTATTTGACCACAATCTGATTTCCAAACATACTCACAAAATAATTTATAATCCTTTTCATCCTGTGAAGTCCATTGATATAAACTAAAATCTTCTGTTATTCTTCTGTATGGCCTCATTTATTTTGATCCTTTTAAATATTCATAAATATATTTATACATTCTATATAAAACATAAATATCTATATCTTTAAATTGTTCTATATATGTATCTAAAATGGACGAGATTCCATCTTTATTATATTTAACAATTTCTAAAATTTGATTATCATCAAAACCACCGAATCTAAGTTCTTCAATTATAGAATTGGAATATGCCATAATCTCTTTTTTTAAAGATAAATATTCTTTTGATTCATTTTCATCTGTAGCAACTTTTAATCTCAATTCATCATCTATAATTTTTAATAATTGTCCCCTATGTATTAGTTCATGTTTTATTAAAATTTGAAATTTTCTTTTAAAATTTAAAAAATTATCTAAAAGTAAATTCTTTAATATGGGATTACAATATATTAATATATCTATTGTATTATTTTTTTTCAAGCCTGTTTCCATATAATTAATACCAGAATCTTCTTCGTCTCTATCTTGATAATTTTTTGCTATAAAAATAAAATTAAATGATTTAAACTTAGTATTTAAAAGATCTATTATTTCTAAATACTTTAATTTTTTATTCTCATTCTCTTTATAAAATTTATATAATTTTTTTAAAATTAAATTTGAATATTCATCAACTCTAATTACAGCTTCTTTAATTACAACAGGAAATTCTGACAAAATTACAGAATAAGGTGAATCTGCTTTTTTTACTTTTTCAAAATGAGCATCACATTCTTTTTTCCAAGAATATTTATCTTTTTTTATATACCCATCAATAAAAAGTCTTTTATAAATCTTTGGCATAAATTATTTTTATCCTTTATAATAGTTAAAAAATGAAATATTAAAATCATGATCTAATGAACCCGAAGATATAAAATTTAACCATTTTGATCTTGCTAACTTTTTTATTTCATATTGTTGGCAGTTTCCGTCTTCCCATCCTATTACAACACCATTTCCAAAATTAGTTCTATCTGTTTGATATTCGGATAATTCCCCTGATGTCAAAAATACTAATCCTATATTATGACCTGTATAGTTAAAACTTGTGCATGTAGTGGGATACCATATTTCTGATCTTGTATTATTTGAAGCAGTAAAAGTTTTAGTTATTGTTATATCAGCTAAATACTCACCACTTGTTAAATCACCACTTGTTATTATAAACGATTTACTTAACATATTTTAATCCACCTCTTTCCATCATTCTTAAAGAATGCAATTTTTTTTCTTAAACCATATTTATAAACTATTGCTTTAGTATAATTTGTAAACTCAGCAATAGGTAATTCTTTTATATATATTGCTTCATATATATACTGATTTTTACATTTCATATTTTTATTTTCTTCTAATAATGCAGATACTTGTTTTTTTAATTCACCAACAGTACCTATAATCTTATTAAAATTTTCTGTTATAAACAAATAATCTAAAGGATCATGTGGTTGTAATTTTATAAATTCTTTTAAACCATCAATATTAGCAACAGTATTTTTTTCAATAACCTTGAATCTTTCATGTAGCTCTTCATTATTTTTAAAATATGAATCTACACTTGAATTTAAAATAGGAATCAATTCATCAAAATTATCTTTAAATATTTTTTGAGTATGATTATTAGTCCTTTCTATAATATTATCTTTAATCTTTTCTATTTGTAAGAATAAATTATTTAAACTTGATATTTCATTTCTAAGAGTATTTATATCCTCTGTATAATCTTTAACAGGTTTATTGTCTATAATATTTATATTTTTTTCTAATCTATCAATACGCTCAAATAATATATCTTTGAAAGAATGAATAGTAGAATATAATCCATTAATCAAAGATTCATTTTTTGAATTTTCGTTTTGATAAATCGGTATTTTTATTTTATCTGTCATTGATTATATAGCTTCCTTTTTTAATACAGGCATAATAAATTTTTTCCAATTAGGTGTACCAGAACTAAATACTTTTACACAATGAAAAAATATTCTATAGTCTATCTGATCCACATGCTTTATAACCTTTTCAATAAAATCCAATACTATCTTTTTCATTTCATAAGTTATATCTGGATATTCAGGCATAAGGTTATTTAAATTAATTCTAATATCATCTATTATTTCTGGCAATGCTACATCAATTTCTATAGGAGTAGTTCTTGATATAATAGCAGGACTTAATTTTCTTTTAGGTAAATTTGTTATAATAATTACCCTTGATTTAAAGTCAATTTCAGGTTTAAATTTTTTATTATCTTGTGAAGAAAATTTAGGATCATACCAAACAACATGTCTAATAGGTTCTGGTCCAAGAATAGCTTTTGTTATTTCTTCATTTTTCTTTGAAAGAATAGCTTCTGCATCATCAAAAACAACTATTAGATTCTCTTTATTATTTTGACTTAAAATAGTAAAAAGAGCTTGAGTATTTTTTATACCACCAGAAATATATTTAAAATTTGAATTATCTTCTTTTAAAGTATCAAGTACTAATTTGGATTTCCCCACGCCTGCTACGCCGGTCAAAACAAGAGAGTTGCTGTAGCCCCTTGTAACTAATCTAACATTGGTTTTTAAATATTCAACTGTATCAGCTAGTGTCATAGAAAATGTAGTCTTATTAAATTCATCTTCATTTCTTTTGTTTACTATCTGTTTTTCTTTACCACCTTTAGAAACAAGAATGTCTCTCATGAATATATTTTTAATACCATTTTTTTCAAATGCTTGAATTAAATAATTTCTAAAACTTGATTCAGATACTAATACATATTCTTCTGTTCTAACACTATTATACCAATATAAATAGGATTGATTATATAAATGCTTTATACGTGTATTGGCTAATTTTGTTTCATCAATTTGCATCTCCTTAAACCATGCATTTATACTTTTAGATAATGCCTCTGATTTAATACCACCACCCATAGCAGCAACATCTTCTTCCATTTTATATACATTAGTTTGCGGATTTAAAAAGGTTTGTACAATTACATCTATAATTTTAACTATAGAAATACCAGCAGTGTCTATACTAAAATGTGGGTTTATTCTTGGAGTTAACCATAAATCAACAGATTCTATATCACCAGATGTTGCATTATATTTTGTATTAAATCGTATTTGCCAACCACCATCAATAAAAGCAGAAATACCAGTTATTTTACCAACACCCATTTTTTCAACATCTTCTGGTAATTGTGATATGTATATCTTTCTACCCAATCTTTTAGATAAAATTTTACAAGTTAATCTCATAGCTTTTTCAACATCTGATCTTAAAAATCCTTCTTTAAATATTTTTTTGTAATTCATCACAAAATACCTTTATTTTATCAAGTTTGTTTTTTGATACAGTCTACCAATATTAGCATTTATCTTTTTAATATCTTCTTGTATATATAAAATGTCTTTTTGTAAAAGAGCATTGTTGTCTTTTATAAGTTCTTTTGTTATCTCTCTAACCATTTCTTTATTAACATCATTGTTTTTTAAACCCTCAACAGTCATTTGTAATTTAGTATAACCAACAATAAAACCACCAATTGTTAAACATAATCCAATAATACTAAATACGTTTTTTAGAAAAAAGTTTTCTTTTTTGCTATTTGGCATATAATACTTCCTTTGAAAATATATTATTTATTAGTAATAAAGTTAATGAAATTTCAACAATACATGACTTTTTTCATAGCTTGTTTTATCATATCAGCTTGAATTACGCTATTACATTGGTATCTACTATTTTCAAAAGAATAATTTGTAGTAGGTATATAATCGTCTTGTTTAGCACCCCAAACTGCCTGACATAAACTATCTGAAACGTCTTTAGCATTTACACCTACTAAAGAAGTATTCCAATCTCCATTATAGTCATGTGTAACAACACCTTTAGGGTGATCTATTTTTTCAGTACCACCTTCAGGTTTATATCTTTGTAAACAAAATAGATTATTTTTAAGATATATGTTTTTTCCAGCTTTAAGCATATCATTAGCTAATAAAGTTAATAAATATTGATAGGGTTCTAAATGTTTATCTACACTTTGTTTTATTACCATTAAATTTTTTCTTTCAAGATTTTGTTTTAACATTTCAGATTGAAAAGTATCAACATAAACTCCTTTTATAGGAACATTTCCAATAGACCTTAATTCGTATATAAATTGAATTATAGCATCAAGATTTATAGCTTTATTTTTAGGCAATATGGCAAAACTAAAATCAGTTACATACATAACACTTTTTGTTTCAGAGTTATATTCTTTATGAATCATAGATAATCCAGTAGCATCACCATATAATGAAAATGATAAGTCAACTCCTATGTATCTTGCTTCTTTTGGTGCTCTATAAATTTGTATAGATTTATCAGCAGAATGAATAAACAAATCTTTTTGAATTTGATCAAATATTAATCTTTCTGGTTTTTCTTCTGCATCAGCTTTAATATTAACAAGTATATTTTTTAATAATGGATTATCGAATATGTTATCTATAAATTGTTTATTTTGAATTAATTTTGATTCATTGCTTGTTGGTTTACCACCTATATCTTTTATTGATTTTATAAGATTTTGTTCATAGTCTTTTTTTACATCAATAGGCACATTATCAATTAAATCTAAAGGTATATTATTTAATTCAACATCACATGTTACAAGAGATGCAGGTATAGACCCATCTCCAGTAATAACTTTGAAAGTTTCCCCTGTTTGCTGCCATTTAGGAAAAACATGTGGTCTTGCTTGCCATTGAGACCTCCATCTAAAATAGGTGTCTGGGTCATATTGTAAT